CCTTTTGTGCATAGTGTTCCATACCAAAAGCTACTTCGTTTCTACCTACTGACCCGCTGTAATCACCGCTTTGAGTTTGCAAACCTTTGTTCTTTAATTGGTAAGTTAATCCAAAGACAGCATCTTCTGCAGAACGCCAAGCTATTACAGGCTGTATAAAACCTACTAAGATAGTTTCATTAGGGCTTAATGTCTGAGCGTTGTAAGCTGTAAGCAATCCATTGTAGAAAGTAGTACCTAAGATAGGTTGCACTCTTAGCTGTGCCTGTGTGGCTATGTAGGGCGTTACATCTGTTACATCTACATTGGCTGTAATAGGTGTATTCGTTTTTAAGTAGGTTTCTGTGATAAAGTATAGCATTATAATACAGGTGTTGGAGTAACTACAGCAGCAGCAGCTGCAGCACTTTGGGTTAAATCACCGCCTTCAATGGGTGGCAACGAGGCTAAAGCTCTTACTTCGTTAATTGTCATTGTTTCAAGCACCTTAGTAGCTACTAAAGGACTTAAAGAGTTCAAAGCATCATTTGTCTTAGAGGTATCACCTTCTAATTGTACAATGGTTTCATTGATAATTTGAAAATTATTGATAGTGAATTCAGCACTTAATTTAGATATATGTAAAAGTTCGTTAAAGATGTCAGTTACCATACCACGCAAAGGCATTACTACATTCTTTTCAAAGATTACATAAGCTTGTTTAATGTCGCTACCACTTCCTAAACTTCCTGTAGTTCTCACACCCATTAATATTGGGTCTATAGTGTGACTAAAGCAAATTTGTTCTGTGTTTAATTGTGAAGCTTCAGCGAATAGTTTATCGTTACCATTAGTTGGTAAGCTTTCAATTTTAGGTAATTGCTCTGCTGAGTTAGCAAAGAACGCTACAGCTTTACCCGCATTAGCCGCACCTTTAAGTTTGTCTATTGTTCTTCTTAGTACATCTTTTTCTTCTTCGCTTTGTGGTCTCTTAGGGAACATCATAGCAAAAGACGGAAATACACTATTTTGTATGTTTGATTTTGCAAAGTACGAAAGCTCACCGCTCAAAAATGCAAAGTTTAAAGCACTTGAATATTGAGGTAACGAATAGTAATCTTGTCCAATACTTTCAATTTCATAGCAGTATAATTGCTCGCAGTCCTGGTTAGTAATGTGATATCTTTTGATTTGTCTTACATCTATTCTAGAAGCCCAATCATCACAAATAAAATAAGTCTTTTTATCTCTACCTACTCTAATCTTTTCAGGGCTTAAATTTTCTATTTTAATTAATTCACGCTTTTCGTTAAAGCATAGTTTAAAATATACCCTGTTATGGATTACTAACTGCCTTGTAGTAGCCTTAACCATTTTATCTAGCTTTGTTTTACGCTCAAAAGTGTAAAGGTCTAGCTTCTGCTGTGGTGTTAAGTTCTCAGTTACAAGCTCGAACCCACCACCAATTACTGCATTAGTTTTGTAGTCACAAATAGCACCATGTAAAGGACTAGAGTAATACATTTGATTAAGAAGCTCGGGGTATAGGTTGCCCTCACCAAAGGGTATGTAGTTAGCTGTAGTAAATCTACCGTTTACATAAGGTAAAGATAGGTTAGCACCGCCTACTTTTTGGAAGGGTGTACTAAAAGATTGATAACCTTCTATTACTTCTGATTTGTTTGCTTTAAAAATATCGTACCATGCCATAATTATGCGTATATCGTGTTTATTACTGGACCACTCACTACCATTCTACCTTCTTCTATTACTATGCCTGTAGTATCTTCTATTGACTCAGGTACTACTAGACTTTCATAGACTTCATAAATATACTGTCCTTTAGTTAAGGTGAGTTCTGTAGGCTCATCTATTAAAAATAAATTGTACCGTTCAGTATATGCACTAGTGTCTAGTGTAGTAAATAAAATAGGTGTGCTTGTGGTGTCCATTTCATTAGTGAAAACGAAAAGATAATAAGGGTTAACTAAAGTAGATACTTCGCTAAGTGTTAAAATTACCTTGTTTATTTCGCCTTGTTCTAAATAAATCATAACTATATTGTTATAAAAGTTCAATTTGTTTACAAATAAAAAACCCCGCCTAAATTGGCAGGGTAATTTAATAGAGTAATTCAGCAATTAGATAACCGCAAGTGCTGCAGCAGGTTCAATTGCATAAGCTAAATACTCGTTTTCAGCTAACAAAGTAACTGAATACTTTGAACCGTCAGCTCTAGCAGTACCAGAACCTTCACCAACACCTGTAACTTGTAGGTATGGGAAGTACCAATAAGTACCGTTTGCATCTAAAACAATAGCAGTCAAATATTGTTGACCTGAACCTAAGATTTTAATTGCGTTTGATTTATCTTTGTCTCTTCGGTGAAACATCAAAGTAATTGTTTGAGTTACATAAGAAGAACCGTTAATCAAATCAATTGCAGCTTCTTCTGTGAAACTACCTGTATTTCTTTTGATTTGGAATTCTGTAAAGTTAGGAGCCGCAGCCTCTAAAGTAATTGCTGAAATCTCCCATGTTGAAGCGGAAGGGTCAGTAGGAGTGATACTTGCGATATTGTCTTGTTGATTAATCCAAATACCGTATATACCCCCGCTGTTGTTGTCGCACGATTTTACTATCGTTTCTAAAGCATCTGAACAAGCCATAATTATAGGGTTTTAATAAAGGGGGTTGCCCCCCTTAAGGTTAGTTAATTAGATATACAAAACAATCTCAGCACCGTTAACATGTGTAAATCCTACTTTCATGTTAGCACGAGTTCTCAAATAAGGCTCAGCTACAGTATCAGATAAGTTAACAGCTTTCAATGCTTTAGAATCTCCTTCAGCATCAAATGCGTAGATAAGGTTATCTCTAAGTGTCAATACCATTGTATTATCATCCATACCTGGACAAACAACAACTTTGATACCTAAGTAAGTCAATCCTAAAGGTAGAGTTACATAAGTTTGTGTGTTACCTTGTGCAGCTGCAAGCTCATAAGCATTAGCAACATTAGAAGAAACATAAAAACGAAGGTCTGCTTTTCTACGGATAATTGCAGCAGGAGCTACATTAACTACACCCGCCATTTTAGCAAGTACATTACCTAAGTTTACCGCACCTGTACCACCGTCAATAACAGTAACATCACCTTGAAGGTTTACGATATAACCATTACACAAAGATAAAGTAGCATCTTCACTTTCTGTATCACCTTGCCATCTAATTAATTCCAAGTCACCTTGAATTTTGTTAGCCATTTCATTCCAGTAGTAATCCATAAAAGAAGCTACAGTGAAATCACCGTTTGAACCTTTAGCCATTTGCAAAGAAACAAAAGACTGCTCAAGGTCGAATTGACAAATTTGAGCCATTGCAGACAACGCACAAACATCAATTTCGATAGCTCCTAAATCATCTGTAGGTGCAGTAAATGCACAAGTAGAAGTTTGTAAGATTTGTCCGAATACTACATTGGATAATTTTGTTTTACTTTTTACACCTGGTAAAGTACGGTAGTTATCAACTACATCTTCTGTTAAATAAGCCGTTGAATAAAACGCCTCAGGATTAGCCGCTAATAACGCTTCTGGCTGTACATCCAAATCAAATTTTAATTTTCTCATTTTGTTTTTATTTAGTTGTTTAATTTATTATACGCTTTAAATTTTTCGTGAACAGACAAAGCTACATTTTCGCTCATTAGTTCTTCTGTTGTTTCTGTAACCATTGCCTCTTCAAATTGGTTTTTCAAGTCTGCAATAATTGCAAGCAATTGATTAACCTGCTCTTCGATAACAGGGGTTACGATAGCCAAAATTGCTTCTGCATCTGCTGTAGGGTCCACCGCCATTTCTTCTTCTGCTGGTGTCTCAGTTTCAACTTCTTCTTCTTCGACTACTGTTTCAGCCATCTCTACTTCTTCAGTAGCGGCTACATCTTCTAAAGGCACATCTTTAATCTCAATAACTTCTCCGCCTTTTACGACATAGACTTTACCTTCGATTAAATGTTCACCATCGGGTAATTTGTTCATACTATTTAGTTTTAATTGTTCCTTTAATTTGAGACCTAAGAACCCTTCAATTGAAAAGCCTACCTGGTCGTTTTCTACAAGCTTGTTGTAGTAGTCTACATCAGTAACTTGGGCCGTTACCATTAGCGTGCCTGTTGGTACTTCAATACCATAAGTGCTGTAAGCTTTGTCTTGCTTAGGATTATCTACAATCCAAGACTCTAATATATAAGCGGGTACCGTTTTACTTTGGTCGTGCTCTAAATTAAATAAGTCTTTGTTACGCATGTCCTGCATAAACTTACCATGTATAGCTTCAATCTCTTCAACTGTAAATTCAACTTCATACTCAAAGCCATCATCATCACATCTGTAGATTTGCATAGGTATCATAGCGGGTGCTACAATTCTATACTTTAAATCATCTGCAAATTTTACTACCTTTGATTGGTTGCTAAAACTGAGACCCTTAACCTTAATGGCGGGCGTATTTGTGAAAGCTATTTGTTCAATTCCTAAGTCTTCGCCATCTTCAGCATATTGCGGGTCAATGGTAATTTTATAAATTGGTAAATCTTTTGCCATGTCTATATTAATTTATTTATATATTTGTTAAAAAAAGAAACTATGATAACTATTTTAGAGAGAGAGTTACCGAACCGAGTAACTGAATTAAGCATTGCACAATTTGAAGCAATCACTACAATCAATTCAAATGAA